ACTTGCCGTGTTGCTAGACCCAGGAGATTCTGGATCAATAGCCATACCTTGCTGGAATCCTGGTACACCCATAGAACCAGGGATGGCACCAAGAGCAACGCCGCCGAGACCAGCGGTAATTGCTGCGGTAGGTGCTGCAATAACACCTAAACCTCGCTTAAGGCCTGTTTCAATTCCAGCTCCTGTAACGGAAGGGAGTCCTTGCAAGGCGCCTGCTAATCCCCCGAGGGCAGCGGCACGTTTACTAGAGCCTGCTTTTTGTGCGCGTTCCGCATTGATCGCAGCCGCTTTTGCAGCTTCTTCCGCTGTTATTTCCCGCGCAGAGGTTTTTAAAGGAGCGTAGATATTTTGTGAAGCAGTGGTAAGACCGCGAACAGCGCCTTCGCGGCCAGTATTTACTGATTTAGCAATGTCTCCTGCATATTTACCGGCAAGAGCCCGAGCACCCAATAAACCCGCGCCTGCACCAAGTCCACCGGCAGCCGCAGCAAGAGCAGCAGATCCAGGATCTTCACCTTGAGAAAGGGCGTACCCACCAACGCCTAAACCGGCAGCGATAGGTACACCGTATTTAAGAGCGCCACGCATGGCCTCACTCCATCACAAACAGTTTGTTGGCAACAACTTGAGGCTGAGCTTGGTTCAGAAGGCGCCAGGCTTGTGCAGGATCTACATCCATTTGCTGCTTGAAGCTGCCCCAGAAGTTTTCAGGTTGCTGAGGAGCGGAAGCAGCAGGAGGTGCAGGGAATTGACCAAGGGCACTTTGAATCGGAGCAGTGGGATAACCACGGGTCTCCAGTTGAGCCTCATCTTCGTACACAGGGTACGGACCTTCGGGACCGAAGAACTTCAGCGTGTAATCGCTCAGGACATCGGGATTGGTCAGGATCTCGTTGTAAGCCAGGTTCTCTTGGTGCTCAGCAACAGAGAAGTTGGCATAACGCTGCAGGACATCTTGGGCCTTGCTGCCCCAGGCAACAGCGCTATCCAGCATCCCTTCCAGTTGAAGGGCGTAGTTATTTAGGATTGCGGGTGCTTCTACCCCGTACGCGTCTACCACGTGGCGCGTTTCCGGACTCCACTGGAGCAGATCCGCCACGTCCGCCAAGGATTGAACCGAGTAGGTTTGGGAAGAGTTGGGCGAGGAGATCTGGTTGGGTGACCAGGTCTGCTGAGCCGATTGTTGCGTAGCTGGGTTGCTGTACTGCTGGCCGTAATTGGCTGGAGCGTATTGAGTCGTCGGAGACGATTGACCCTGGAACGGGGATTGAACTGGTGCGCTCAGCAGATTCACTACTTTGTTGAACGCCGATTCCCAGGGGTTGCTGCTCGGAGCTTCCGGTTGGGATTGGGGGGCGTACTGCGTAGGGGCTGATTGGTAATTGGGGGCCACCTGAGGCACCGCTTGGGGGTAACTGGTACCCACTTGATACGCCACTGGAGCCGGGCTCTGTGCCACCTGGTAATTGACCGGGGCTGGAGCCACGTAGCTGCTTGGAGCCACCGCTGCCGGGACTTGGCTCGTCTGTGGGATCGATTGGACGGTAGCGTCCTGCATAACTCATCTCCTTTTGTAGAGCTTCTAAGGTTCGATACAGATATGGAGTTAAATCCAATCTTGGATCCGCAGCCATCGGAAGATCCGGTGCTTGCGGGTGAGGAGTCTGCATCATGCCCCCCACTAAGCGAGCGAATTGAGAGTATGCACCCTGTAATTCGTTCACCATCCTGAATGGGAACCCAGATAACATCTCGGCCCTTTCCTCATCCGTCTTAGACGGGAAGAGGTATTTCAGTGCTTCAATGCTATCAACACCTAACTCCTGAAGGTTGCGTACCACGATGGAGTTGTTAAGGATGTCCTGCGTGGAATCCTCATAAACAGGTCCCAGCCAACGCCACAAAACAGTGACGTCACCATCTGGAATCAAACCAATGACATTGGGTGGAATCTGTTGTGCTTCCACGCAAGCCATCATAAGTTTTTTGAGCTGCTCGTTGTATTGCTTCTCTGCTGCTTCATAAGCTGCTTCGTCTTCCGGAGAAGCGTCTGCTGCTAGATCAACAGGCTTTTCAAGTCCTGCTGCTGATGCAAGTGTTGCCTTGAATAATTGCTCTTCTTGGTAAATAATCAATTCAAAACAACGACACAAGCCGTGTGTATAAATAGCATTTGCTTTTTTCTTTGATGTTGCAGCAACACGTCCAAACAATGATTTGTACTCAGTTGCTGTCACGCCTGCAGAAATTGACAATTCGTCTACACCACCAAGGGCAGTACGAATCTCTTCTCGATACTGACGAGCGAATGCGTTTTGATCACCAGTGATTGCATCTGGAACGATATAGCCAACACGGTCGTTTGGTTCCAGGTTTGCAATGACGCGTGGAACACGGATCTGACCATCAACACCACGACTGACGGGATCAGCCTTGAACATCGACCGACTCATCGGTGATGGGCTAGTAAAGCCAGAGTTTGCAGCAATGGAAGGACGCTGAACAATAGCGTCTCCCCCTGCCTCCATGAGGTCAGTCTTGGGGCGAGACGACAACAGCGTTGGGTTACCGAAGAAAGTGATATTCTTCCGCATTGTACGCATCATTTCGTCATGCGTACAAATGTGATTGGCTAGTGCATCAAATTCACCAATACCCTCTGAAGAGAAGCCCTGGGGATTATTGATGATTTCAACGCATGGAATAAAGCCAAGACTATTTTTAAACGTCTTGGTATGCCCGGTCAATGCATAGGTTGGCATCTCAAACGACATCTCGGAATCCGAGTGCGTCTCTTCAATCTCTCTGGGCTTGATTGAAAGTCTGATGTAACGCTTTGCACCAGGGCTGCCAGTGCTCAAGCCACCTGTCAACGATGTGGTTGAAAGCTGATCACCAAAGCCATTAGCCTTCCGTACCTTATAGCTGTAGATGATTACAACTTCGTCAAGCTCACCGTCAACGTTGTAGTACGCACGATACTCATGCTCGCGGAAATAATAAAGACGATAGTTTTGTTTTGTAGGACGGATGTAGAAAAGACCTTTGCCATCACACAGGAAATACTCCCAGATTGAATCCAGGCGTGTGTCAAGTTTGTTGTACTTGGCTACACGATCGATAAAGTCTTTGCGCTGGTTACCAAAGTTGTCTTGGGATGGGAAAAATTCAACCCCTTGGCGTATGCCAAAGAGTTTCATCTGTGCGATATGAGACGCGACAACGCCAGTGTCTACAACAACGTCACTATCTTTATCGAGATAGGCATTGATGATTTCCTGAAGCCTGGCTTTAGCGTCTGCCATTATCTATTCTTGTGTTAGTTAAAGCTTAGCAGCTCAAGAGACGTATTTAGCATCAAAGTTTGCAGGGGCTGACGCCTGTAAACCAAGAGGATTTGATTTTAGATAGTTTTTAATTTCTTGCCTGAATGAACCTGGCGCCTGATACTTTTTATTAAAACGCAATTCTTCAACTTCTCGTTGAAACTGATCTTGCGTCATGGGGAAACGAGGATCTTGAAAAGCGGGAATACCCTGAGCAAGAGGTTGAATTTCTACTGGAGCGCCGTAATAAGGCATAGGCATTGCTTGAACGGACTCTCCACGATACACTAGATCATTCAGCGCACCTGCGCTGACCGGGAAATTTCCTGGGGCGCCAGGGACATTAGCCATACCGCTGTAACGCATCTAATTACCTATCGATCTTTTTATTTTACTCTTCTATAACCTCGTAGCCAGCAGCGTCATTTACTTTGCTGAGGACAATGCCGTTACTGCGTACGTCCCAATTAAGAATATCGCCTTCTTGCCAACCCAACTCTTCAATTACCTCGTCAGGCAGGGTGATGTACTGATCACCGTTTTCGTCCTCCTGGACCTCGAGGATGTAGCTCATTTAGCGGAAAGCATCGTCTCGATTAGTTTATCAAGCTTATTATTAATTTCGCGAAAGTTGTCGCGCATGTCTTGAATTTCTCTTAAAAAATCAACTTTTAGTACATATTCCATCGGAAGTCGTTTCAAGTCTTCTTCCAAAACATCAATCCTTCGCTTTTGTGATCCTATGTAACTATAAGCTTGCTGGACCTGATCGTTATAACGACTCAAGATTTTAGATGCGGCCCAGCCACCGCCTGTAATAGCCGATATGACGGCTGTCAAGCCGATGGCTAAGTATTCAGGTCCCACCGCAAACAATGCTTTTTTCTAATTCTAGAGTTTAGTAATCAAGTTGAAGCTGACCCTTGCGCATCAATCCGGTCAATAGGTAAACCAAGGCGTCAACGCAATCGTCATGACTGCTGACACCAAAGTTAGTCAACTCTTCAAACATAGCTGTAAAGTTGCGGAAACGATTGAAGATAATCTTGCGATCCTCAAACATGCCCATACAGCCACGGAAACGTGCCAGCTTATCGGCACGGAATCCTTTGACGGCATGCCAATTTAAGTTATACAAGCTTTCATTGGTAAGGCATACACGTTTGAAGTCAGCCTCTAGGGATGCCTGGTACGCAACCGCTTCACTCCAGATGTCACACGTGGAGTAAGTCGGGAAGTAGTGACCGCCTTCATCCTTGCCAAGAATTGACCAATCGTTGAGCAATTCCTTGAGGGCATCCAGTTTTTCTAGGTTACCCATAACGCGCAAACGCCTGTAATCAATGATGTGAATCTGATCACCAATGCGACCACCAAGGACCATAACGGTGTAATCATTCTTTTCTTTTGTTCCAACCGAAAGGTCAACCCCGATACCAAGAGAATCAAACTCCGTCGCAATCTCCGCTTTGACAATCAGTTCTGGCGCCAACGACAACTCGTTTTGTCTGATGACTTGATTCATGTACTGGAACGAGAAAGCAATTGGAGCTTGTCGTTTCTTTTCTTTCAAGTAATCCAAGGACCACATCGATGGCCAGTACGACATTTCATCCCCAGTTTTGGGATCATTGATGATGGCAGAAAGCACGATTTGTAACCAATTATTCTGCGGGTTGAATGTTGTGGCATGAATGTCATCATGCCTGAAGCGCGTACCAAGGCAGATCGCCCGGCCACCTTCAAACATGGTGGGTGCAATCACAGCATTCCAGTTGTCCTGCATCTGTTTCCGGATGTCAGGGTTAGAGATGTCTGCAGCAGATTTGATGGCGTCATCGATGATGACCAGATGGGAACGCTTGGAGGTCACCGAGCCCTTGAGACCTGCAGCGCAGAGTGTAAATTGTTCCTCACCAGTGGTATCGATGCCTGCAAACTTGTGGTCAATGGACCAGTACTCATTACTGGTGACGTTTTTTAGAAGGCGTACGGTTGGAAAGACTTCTTGGTATCGCTTGCTTTCAATGATGCGTTTAATGGTTGCCGATTTGGAACGCGCAATATCAACCGTGTACGACAAGTACAGGATCTGTAACGGCAACTTGGCTGCTGTATGAACGCCAATAGCCCAGGCGGTAAACAGACCCAAGACTGTTGATTTGGCAGAGCCACGGGGGGCCAGGAGATCAACGTTGGGTCCAGCAATCTTTCGCAGGCAGCTACTGTCTTCGTTGGTAACAAAGTGACGATGCCATTCTTTGTGGTGATCAGCCGGAGGTTTATCTGCTACGTACTCACAAAAAAATCCAAAATCTTCCCTTGCTTTCTCCAGGGATTCAAGATTTCGGGGGACACGTATTTGTTGCCTGCGTGCAGCCGCTTGTGCGTTACGGCGGTATGCAAGATGTTGGTACGCAGGCACAATAAGTATCGTTCAGTGTATTACTGAATACTACCTCATTCTTTGTCCTTGCTGTCTTTCTTTTGTTCCTTGTACTTACGCGCTTTATCCAATGCTGCTTTCCGTTTTTCCTTATCGGACATTTCGCTGCCGTCCTCCCTCTTGGCCTCCTTCTTTTTGAAGAGATCCAGGAGTTCTGGCGGCATCTTGTTTTTGCTCATCTTGTTTATTGGTTTGTAAAGCGGCAATGACCTTTTCCCCGTCAGCTACTTTATCGATGACAGGTGTAGGACGACGGAAACCAGTTACACGCTCACGATTCTTTTGAAGTTGACGAGCAACATCAAATAATCGTCCAGCGATATTTTCCCCGTATTGAGGTTGTGAAACTGGTTGCTTCATCCTTCAAGTTTACTTGGTCTATTCTTCGAGTTGCATATGAGCCCAGACGCTCATTGAGGCTTCTTCCAAAGGGACCTCAATTGGGTCATCTTTGAAGATGGTAAGAAGTTCACGAATGGCACGATCCGCACCAGCCATAAGCAAGCCCTTGCGATCCTTATTGGCCGTGCTTAGTTCAACTTGTGCAATAGTGCCACGCAATTCTTTTTGCATACCAGCGATTCGTGCAACACCAGCATCACGTTTAACGATGCCGTCATCCACGTCCGCACGAAGCTTGCGAATATCTTCCTGCATCTCTTCAATTTCATTCAAAAGAACTGCCCTGTGGTCAGGCTTGGGATAATTCTTTTGTACCCATAGATCACAACCTGCAATGCTTCCTGTGTAACCAAGGAATCGCGCATAAAGGTAGCACTCAATCACCGAGTAGTTTTCAGAGCAAAAACCCGTGAATGCTTCTTCGGTTGGTGCATCAAGATTATCGACCCATTGGCCGAAGATCTCAATATCGATATGCCCTTTGGGACTGATTGTAGTCTCGTGCTTCGTCTTCCTGAGCGAAGCGCTGGGCTTGAGCTGCTGTCTCACGTTGTTCTTTACCAGAGGTTCCAATGGTCTCTCGTTGCTGAGCGCCTTCTTCCTTCATCTTTTCCTTGGTCGAACCAACGGAAACATCCTGGAAGATCTTAACGGCAGACGCAGCTTTACGAGCTTTATCCTCGTCAAATAGTAGATCGTACGGATCAAGATTTTCGGGTGTCTCCCAATCAGATGGGGTGCCCGTATACGGGGATGCCATTTTTAAACCTCTTCTTTACCTGAACTAAACGCTGACTCTTCCAGATTATTCTCTGGTTTTGTTTTTGACTCAAGCTTATTCTTGGCATATCGATAAGCTACGTCTGCAGCTTGGCGATAACGATTGAGTTCAGCTTGTTCAGTAGAGCCAGCGTTATCGTCCTTCATGTGATCAGAAGTTGGTCATCATGCTGGCAAGACCACCGGCCATCACATCACGCTGACGAGCGCGGTTGGCTTGGGAAGCTTGGCGCATCTTGGAACCCTCAAGACGACCGATAAGGGTCTCAAAATCTTGAAGTTCAGCACGTGACATACCACCGCCGACTTCACGCTCAGCTTGAGCATCTACAAGCTGTTGTGCTTCGGTCTCACTCATGCCATCAGCCATGAGTTGAGCCTTGGTTTTCCTTGTACGGTCGTAAGCAGACGCAGGAATGCTGTAAGACATGTTTCCTTTAAGAGTTATAAAGATATTTTAGTACAAACAACTTAGAAGTTGAATGCACTCATGATGCTAGAGAACATATTTGAACCACGTTCAATATTAGCAATGTTCTTGTAGCCAGCATTAACAATGCCTTGAAGATCCAGTTTTCCTTTTACTTCCATACCTGTCACGGCAAGGTTGTTTTCATTGACAAGCTTTTGGCGTTCCGTTTGACCGGCTTGGCGGAGTTGTTCGAGTTGTTTTTGGGTTTCTTGTTGGCCAACTTGTAAAGCAGCTTGAACATTTAAAGCATCCTGATATCCACTAAGAGCAGAATTAGCTAATGCGCCCCCTGCTGCTATTGTTTCTTGAAAAGCTGGTGAGGACACTGCCGCTTGCGTTGGCGCATAGCTAACACTGGAGATTGAGCCTGCAGGAGAATAAGAAAATACTGCCTGTGTCCCAGGGTTCGCTGCGGCCTGGGCTGCTTGTTCTTGTTTTTGAGTTTGTTGTGTTGCAAACTGTTGAACAAAAGATTGAGCCGCTGGTTTAACGTTTACATCAGCTTTTTCTGCACGATTAATAATACTTTCAGGCGTATAACCTGTTTTCTGTTGAATCTCTCTTATCTCTTTGGCATTTAAATTTTTGCCTGCTTGTTCGATTAATTTGTTAACTCTTGACATGTCAATACCTCCTTTAACCAAACATTGTTTGGGCTAGTTCTTTTACTTTACCCGCGTCAAATTTTACCATTCCTTTAACAAGACGTCCTTGTGCATCGCGTGGCATATTTCCATATTGCTGCTCCCAGGCGATGTCATCTGGTGTCTTGACCATATCCGAGGCAATCATGCCACTTCTTACAATGTCAGAGAAAGCCTCGGGACTTCGAGCGTTAGTTGCCTTAGCAAGATTTATATATTGCTGAAAAGCATCTTCTGGCAGTCCCAGTCCCTGCTGCCCATATGCGTAAGAAGCAATGTCGCGATATGGGCCGCCCTCATAATCAATTGGTTTTTTATAACTTCTTGTTAATTGTTTTTCAATAAATTTGGGATTTGAAAAACGTCCAATATAACTCTGCAGAAAAGCTTCTTTTGCACCAGGGGAACCGTATGTTTTTGCTTCCGCGCGAATAGCTTTGCGTAAGCTAGGAGAAGCTTTTAATTGATCAAGCCCGTAATCAGAAAGAGCTTGCATCGTTTCTGATGGCTCATAAGTCGGGCCACTAGAAGCACCACCAAACAATCCACCGATCAAGCTACTGCCTGCTCCTGTTGCCAGGCCGCCTAAAATGGGTGCAATAGGAAAAGGCATTTTTTAATCTACGATATTCTCTTACTGTTTATTTTAACGCACCTGTTTTACACGGGTGAATAAGAAAAAGCGCCAAAGCTTCCGTATTTACCCGCAAGGTCAGGAAGATTGGCTCTAGTCAAAGAGCGACGATATGGGCCTACTTCAGTTGCAATTTGCGCTGCACGAATCGGTTCGTTGAGAGAACGGAAACGATCCATATTTTGCGCTAAAAACTCTTTGCCAAAGTTTGCATCAAACATTGCGTTTTGAGCGGCAAACTGATTTTGAGCTGCTGTGTTGAGATTAGATTGTTGCATTCCAGCTAATGCTGAGTTTGCAGCAGTAAGAAATCCCATGCCAGGACTGAATCCTCCGGTGGAAGACACACCACCATAACTAGGGGCGGAGCCTCCAAAACCACCGACATTTAATCCTCCATAACCACCAAAGGGATTGTTTCCTAAATTGGCGCCAATAGCGCCGAAAACGCCGTTGTTATCAACTCCAAAACCGCTGTTCCAGTTCATGGCTTAAAGGCTTGTGTATTGACGATTTAGAAAAGGAGTTTGTCGACCAATGCCTTGAGCAATTGCCTGCATTGTCTCTGGCATGTAGTAATGAGACGCAGCCATTGCACGTGACATCTTGTTGGGAAGATCCATAAAACCAGAGAAAACTGCAGACTCCATCCCAAGGCGTTGATTTTCTTTTGCAATCTCCCTTTGGTAAGGACCGATCACATCAAGCATTTCCTTGATGCGTTGTGGATCAGACGCTTGTGCACGTTGCTGCTCAAGCAAATATGCCATGGCACCAAGATCGCTACCAAATGCATCTTTATATTGTTGGATCCGATCTTTATCAAAGTTGAAGCGGCCAGCAATGGGTGTTGGACTTGGCTGTGCAGCACCAAAACCTGAAACATTTAGTTGACCGTAGTTAGGAGTATTCATTGAGATCACCCAAAGCGGATTTGAGGAGCTTGGATAGTAGAGCCTGCGTACGGATTATTGGTCAATGCTGTTTGCGTTAAACCGTAACTACCAGCTTGTGCGCCTTGTGCCAGGGAGCCGGCAGTGGCTAACACACCAAGTTGGCCTTGGATATTGCCTTGAAGTGCCATTGCCGATTGGTAACGAATGAAATCATTGCGCTTAGCTTTTTCAATCTCAGGCGCCATTGCCTTGAATTGGTCGACTTGAGCTTGGTTATAGAACTGAGTCAGATCTTTGATGTTGCTTGTGCGGACACCTAGTTCACGATTCAACATGCTCAAGTCTTGCTCGGTAATCTTACCGCGCATTGCAAGTTGAGTACTGAAGGAATCACTACCAGTAGTTGGCTCACCAGTGGCTTTTTGCTTTGCCGACTCAACACCTTTAGCTGCTGCGCCAGGGAGAAGTGCACCAAGACCCATCAGACCGTAGCCTGCAACCCTAGCAAGAGGATGAGGTGCCATCGCCAGTCCTGTACCGACAGCGCTCAATGCACCTGGAGCAAGAGCACCTAAAGCACCTGCAGGACGACCGGCTTCAAGTTCAGAAAGTGCCGTTGTTACACCTGGTATAAGTGAAGCTGCTCCAATTGCAGCCGGTGCGTATTTGGTATATTTACCCAAGAATTGCTGTGCAGAGGCGCCAGCTCCTTCTAGCGGCTTGCGAAGAGTCGCGTTGTAATAAGCAGCGGGATCACGAAGACCACCTTGCAACGCGGTAAGGGGATCGTATACAGTTAAACCGCCTCCTTGAGGAATACGTTCAGAAGCCATTAATCCATCTTCCTTTATAGAATAAATTCTATCACTGCATTATTTCATACTGACCGATGGTCGGTAGTTTTTGCTCGGTTGCTTTTGCAGCAAGTGCAGTGTTAGCTAAGTTGCCTGCAATAATGCCAGCACCCGAACCTAATGCAGCACCTGCTAAGCCACGCTTGAAAGAACCTCCCAATTTGGGAGCAGTCCGTATCGCAGTAGCTGCACCGGCAATACCACCAACAGCCGTAGTGACAGAAGGAATAGTCACTGGATAACCAAGGAGCCGAGCCTCTGGTACACCTTCTAAGTTTTCAGGTGTTGCTTTTAGGATGCCAAGGAATCCCTTGTCTTGATAGTAGTTGCGTAGGTAATTGCCGTAGCGTTCAGGTGTTAAGGAAAGAATATCTTTTTGCGCTTCTTCATATGCAAGGGGACGTCCAGTGCGGCCAAGGAAAAAACGTTCAAATAATTCAGGTACAGGTTGCGTTGTTTCTCTGCGATCTTCTGAACCTTCACCTGCATAAGCTTGAGCAAAACCCTTTGGCCTAAACATTTCACCGGGATTGGCGATGTTGTATGCACCGGCAAGGGCAGTAGCTGGTACAACAATACTGGCAGTAATAAGACCTGTCTTTGCCGGTCCCAGGGCTTCGTACGCCTCTTTACCTATGGCCGCTTTGGCACCTGCTTCAAGGATTGCCAGGGGGTGGTTGTAACGCCAATAGATGCCTCGTGTGCCGTCGTTCGTAAGGTCCGTCATCAGACGGGTAGCAAAAGCACCTGCAGCCTGCACAGGTGTTTCGGAAAGAGAAACACCTAGCTTCTTAAGGTTTTGGTGGTACTCACCACGAAGACCTGGAGCACTTTTAAGGATCGTTGGATTGCGTTCACCTTGCAAGTAAGCGAGGCGGCTAGCTTCAGCGCTTTTGCTTGCACCGGTGGAAAGGTCATTCAGTAGCTGCTGGAACCCCATTACACCACGCCTCCCATAGTTTGTTGAATTAAAGCTTGATCTTCAGGACTTAAGTACTGTGTCCAATTATTGCGTTGATTTAAAAGCTGTTGAAAATTTTCGGGATCGGGTAATCCCGCCATTTGGAAATTAGTGCCAGGGGATAAGAGCTGTACTTGGCCTAGGTTGTTTACTAAAGCACGTTGTTCAACTTGTTGCGCAATCTGTTGAGATTGTGGTGCCAATGCTTGATTGCCGTAAAGCAAGTTACTTGCAACAAGAGTAGATCCAAGGGATGCTCCAATATTTGCCGTATTTTCTGCTGCGCCTTTGATCCAGGGTGTCTTCACATTACGCGTCAAAGCACGGGCTGCCATCGTTGCCGGGAAAGCAGCCGCTGCGTCCGCAAGGCCATAGGTCAGTGCTGCGCCAGGGCCTTCAAGCATACCAAATCCCCCGGCCAGTAAACTGCCGGGGAGAACGGACTTTGCAACATCACCAGCATTGCGTCCAACAAAACTTAATAACCGTTGGAAAGACACCTATCTACTCTTTTTCTTTATTATAGACCTAGGCTTTTCCTGGTTTTTCATTGTTCTTTTTGAACGTTTCCTTGTTGTCTTCTTCTGAAGATTTATTAAGTAGTTGAGCAACAGACTTATTATCTTCCGCCTCATTTAATGCACGCTTCTCTGCTGATGCCATCATATAACCCTTGGGATCTGGGTTGGTCATACGCGGCATTGGATTACTTGCTCGCTTATCTGGATTAACAGTTGGGCTGATGCGATAGGCTTCTACCCATACAGGAGAAAAACCTGGCTGGTCTTCAGGACGCAAGGTTGTTAACGCACGTCCTTCGTTGAAGTCATAGCTTTCGTTGCGTACAAAACGACCGATGTCAGCAAACACCTCATATTCTTCTGGTGTTTTACCAACAAAATTAAGGCCAGGGTTAAGTCTTAACTTACGTGTTTGGATGCGACGCAATAAGTCCGATTGCTCGAATCGACTTGGCATCCACGGTGCTGCACCACTGGATGGTTTGGATGCAAAAGAGTCGTCAAAGTTAACTTGACGTTTTTTAAGAAAAGGATCTTTTGCGTAATCAATGTAACGATCTAAAGCTAAGCGATGATCCTTTGCCATTACTCTTTATCTTTACGTTTTCTCAATCCTACCAACGTCTTACGAAGCCGTGCTTGCTTCACAGTTTTTTCATCGTACTCATCTGGATTGGATAGCACGTTTTCTTGGAGTTGAGCAGTGGTGATACCTTTACGCTTTGCTTTAGCAGTAAAGGCACCCTCCTTCATCTCCATACCTTGAATCCACTTTTTGTCTTTCTTTTTCTTTTCAGCCATGATCAACGACTCCGACGCTTACCAGCACGGCGTCCTGCTTGCGCCATAAGTTGTTGAGTCACAACTTCAAGACCAGAGGGAAGCCTTTGTGGTGAAAAAACAATTTTTTCTGGTTCAACTTTAGCAAGGGCTTGCCTTGTTGATTGCATCTCAGCGCCAACACGTTGCGGGTCAAGTGCTTGCAATTGTTGGCCGAGGTCACCAAAGCGAAGCGTCATCGGCTTCGAGGATTGCTGTGTTGTACCAAGGCGTGTTCCAACCGAGACTCCTGCTGGATATTGCTGAAGATTGGTCTCAGGTACCAGGTAGAATTCACGCGTAGGTCCAATGATTGGGCCGCCGGTGTAAAGAGGTTTGTTGGCTGGACTTGTGAGCCTACGTTGCTGTTCTGGTGTTTGAGCAGATTTAAGCTCAACAGAACCGTAATAAGCAGAAGGTCCTTCTTCTAAGTACGTATCAACATCAACAATATCTTCGGAGCCGTAACCAACGCGTTCACCTGTGGGTTTACCAGAAAGATCCTTGGGTGAGAACATAACATCCCTTGGCACAGGACCCGAAACCCTACGTGTAAGAGAAGGATCGGCTTGCGAAACACTCCGATAATTCTTGGGCATTAAGCCTTCTTGTTGTGCAGCAATGAGATCTTCGTTTGTAATTGGATAAACTTCACCGCTCTTACCAAGACTTACCAGGCGCCTTTGGGCTGCTGGATTTCCTGGGCGCCCAATAATACCTTGGACAAATTCGTAAGCAGTAGGCGACTCAAGAACAGGAAGTTGAATGCCCTTCTCTGAGCGAAGCTCATTTTGAACACGGCCAGCAATGCGCACGTTGGCTTGTGGAACCTGGACGCCAGCTTGGCGAGCAGCTTTAGCAACAGGATTCTCTTTAAGATTTCCACGGCCTGCGGCCATGTTTAAAAAATTATTAATAGATTGAATACTCTCAGTAGGTACGCCAATCTTGCTGAGGTTTGAAGCTTCACGTTTAGCTTTTGTCAATTCGTCGTTTAATTGGCGTTGTGCGCGGAGCATGGCGTCTTCCATGTCAGCGCGACGAACGCGAGCGGCATAACTGACAGGGTTACCCTCTGTATCTTCAACCTGGAGAGGAGCCTGAACAATTTCATCGGTTGCCTCATAAACATCCGAAAGGAAGTTATAAGGTTTGCCATATTGTGAAACGCCTTGTTTCCTGACTTGGCCAACAGGTTGATTAATGGCTGCATTAAGTGCAGTCATTTCTTGTTCATAAACATCGTTAGAAATTAATCCTTGCTTAAGTTGACGCTGTAGATTGCGCTCAGCGCGTTCAACGTTTTTAGATTTAGAAAGCAATCCAGGGATTGCTACGGGTTGCGTAGTAATGTAATCGGGATCGTAAGGCTTGCGTCCAATTTTGTATAGATACTCACCGATTTCCTCACCAGTATCCGATAAACGTGTTAAGTCAAGATCGGAAACAGTCAGGTTCGTAAGCGTTGGTTCAGACTCTCCGGGGGCAAAAGTAACTCCTTGTGCAATTTTAGTTTGACGACCAGCTTTTGTGGTGTAAGGGCTGTACTGAATGTTGTACACTTCATCAGGAATTTCTATGTCAGGTGCCCCACCAACTAGGCGCCCTTTCTGAGAGCCACGTCCAGATTGGGGAGTAATTACCTCACCCGTTGGCGCATCAAAGTACAATCCTTCCTGCAAGCCTTCTTGCACATATTTGCTCTGTCCAAGATCACCAACTGTTCTTTCGTAAACATCGGTTAAGGTACGCCCGGTGTCAATGTATTTTTGAGCTTTGACACGAAGCTCTGGCATTTGTTTACCAAAGGCTTCCGCGTCTGCAATTGCGCGTTCTTTGTTAACAAGGAAAGGAACTTCAACCTCTACTTTTTCACCTGCTTCTACGCGTCGGATAGTGTCTTCGTCAAGCATTTCGCGGAAGCGCTGTGTTGGATACAAGTTACCATCATTGTCGGCTTCAATGCGAGTAGGTATATCTAGGTCATACGCATCAATAGGCCGCACTTCTCGAGAAGGGAAATAAATGCCGGTATTAGGACCTGCGCGATGAAGTGTATCCCACTCCGTCGCAAACTTGTCAATGCCGTATCGATATTGTTCAGAAAGTTTTTCTTGTTTAATTCGACGTGTTTCAAGATTTTCTGCTTGACGTGTTAAAAACTCTTGTGGATCAGTTACAAGAGTTTTTCTAGAGGGGTCGACTGTTTCAACTACTTCAACACCTCCTTCAACTCCAAACAAGTCTTGCAAAGGATCATAATCACCCTCTTTAAGTTCAAGGACAGATTCTTTTCCTCCACGGAAAGAACGCCGTACTTCACCTGTGGGATTTACCAAGTCACCTGACACAATACGACCTGTGCGATCAACGTCTGCATTTACAACGTTTAGTGCTCTAGCAAAAGCGGTTGGCCCTCCTTCAACAGTTGCAGCATTGTAAGAAGGATCCAAGAAGTCGCGGTTACCCGTATTTGCAAAAGCTTCGATGCGAGCATTGATTTCAAACTCAGGCAAGCCAGCTTCACTTAGTTGGCTAAGAGCTGGACTCACATATTGAGCTTTATCACGACGAGTTAGTTGAGCTTCTTTAATATCACGTTGTTTATTCTCAACCGTGTTCCTGTAATCTTGTTGATCAAAACCTGTGTCATTAGCTTTATTCTGTTGAGACACAACAGAAGGCGCTTCTTTTTGCTGAAGAGTCGTTAAATCAACCGTAGCTTGAGGAATTGCAGTGGAAGATGCTGCAATTTTTGAAGGAGCAGGCGCTGTTGAACGCAAAGGAGTCTCTTTGACCTTGGCAAGATCAGTCAAATTCACCCCCAAGGGGGCTTGTGGTGTTTTTTGCGCCTCTCGTCCACGTAATGCACGGACGCCAAGGAACCCACCACCTAAAATACCAGCGCCGGCAAGAGCGGCTCCCACAGCACCAAGGAGATTACCGCCTTGATCGGGGGCTTTGAGCTGATTACGGCGGAATTCCAGGACTTCTGGAGCCATTTCAGCCCTTTCTTCCGGATCTTCTGGTACCGGCACCCCGGTTGCACGGCTGTAGGCGTAAAAGTCAGCGGGTGCTAGTGCCATGGGTCGTTTATTTGCTTATGTAATCCTGTTATTTGTATTTTAGGGTATTAAAACGCACGTAGATGCGTTAAAGTAGTAGCAGAAGACGTAAGAATACCCTGAATCTAGGGATTTAACACGAGATGAACCCTAAAAACCGGGCAGAACGCGTTGTTGCGTTAGATGCAATTACCGAAGAAGCGGAAAAGTTAGCGGCAAGTGGCGCTGATCCCCTTACCGTTAAGAGTTTTACGGTTGGTGCCAGGAAAGAACTAGCCGATCAACGGCCAGATGTAGAAAATTACTTTGATGCAGCCGTTGCCGCAAAGAAAGCAAAGAACAGTTTTTGATTTTAAGTAACACAAAAGTAAATTTACACACAGCCGGGGATAATACCCCGGCATTTTTGTCTGTAAATTAGGGTAAAACCTTAAATAACGCGACACTTTTTAAGTTTTGGTACGTTGTGATACAAAAGAGGATAAAAAATTATCTGAGCCTTCTCCAACACCCCACGCGTAGTGAAATACGTATAGAAAAAAAGAAAGGTGTGAGGGGTTGAAATAGTTATCGGGGGCTGCGCATCCGTACAACGCAGAGTACCATCGCATTCAACACCATGACAGAGCGTATGCAGCGTTTTGAGACAGCAGCGGAAGCACTTGTCGCTGGCCGTAAGGTTAGCGTACCAGTTCGTGAGCTGCCACAAGGTAACGTGCAGGCTTGGCTAGCCGAGCTACGTAGTTACGTCATCTTTGGTCACACTGATCCAGGGGATGAAGTGACTTATCGAGTGTACGTTACCGTTAAGGAAGGCCGAGCAATTGCTCAGGCCAAGCTGACATACATCGATTGAAGGTTACCTTTTCCCCTGGTGAGAGCCAGGGGTTTATGTAGCCCTCAATACTTATGCTTCTAGACGCATAAACGCATCGCGCGTGCGGGTTTTAGGCTTCCCGCGGCACCGATTCGCCAAGAATCGTTCTCGCGCAAGGGATCTCAGCGATCGCTCGTCAAGCTGGACGTTAAACGTAGCATCAAACCTAACTCAACCTAACCATGAAGACAACTTACGAAGAACTGCTTGACTACTTCACACCAGAAGAGTTAGACGATGCGGCTGTCATAGCCCGTCATATACAGCATCACGAAGAACACCTGAACTATGCAGAGATTTACATCCAAGTCTTGCTTGAGATGAGAAGCTGATCCGTTAAAGCGGGTGACCAGGTGCAAACCCTGGTCCAGCTATTGCCACAATCCAGTGGCATCTACCTACACCACACTACCGTGATCAAAGGACAGAACGTATTTGCACTCATTATTATCCAAGCATTTGGGCTAGGCATCCTTGTCGGTCCAGTCGCTGGGTACTTCATTGATCGTGCAACTGCCGAGCAGTGTCGTACACATGACTGGCCTAAGGAGGCTAACCAAGTGCATCGTGATTGGTGCATTGCCAACGGCTACAAGATCTAAGACTCCTGCTCTAAGGGCCTACGGGCCTTTACTGCAGGACTCAACATCCTGTATCCCACTGCTCATTTAACACCATGCTGATCTACCAGCCTGAGTTTGATACACTCCATCGCGTCATCTGGAATGGAGGTGACAGCTCTATGCTTCACTTCCAGAAACTGAAGGACGGCGAATGGAAGTACCTTGACACGATGTCATTCATGTCAGGGATACCGACAGGTACCAAGGAGCTGTACTACGAGATGCGCGAGTATTACAACTACTCCATGACCATGATCCAAGACATCATGTATGCGATAGCATTCTGACTCCTGCACTTAGCCCTTCCGTTGTGGTATGTATGTACTACGACGGTGGGTTTTCTGCAGGCAATCAAGCCTGCTATCCAACTCAACTCAGCTCATGACTGCACTCAACATCCGCAAGAACATTGCTGCTGCATTATTTAATACAGCGGCAGCTATCGACAATGCCAAGCTTCCTACCAAGGAAGATATCGGTACTAAGGTGAATGAGTATCGGCTGCGTGCAGCGGCACTCATGATGCCGAACGATATGGCATTCGTCATCACTCCTAAGCAAAGCAACTGATCATGCAACGTAATTACTTCTCTGACGCCTGTGTTGCTCTCGTTCTTGGCACTGGTCTGGGTCTACTCGCTTCTGTTGGAGTACAGAAAGTTCTCAACAAGCACTACCAAACAACGTGCCATGATCGACCAGGACACAATCTGATCTACGTCCAAGGATTCCTTGGCGATACGTACTACTGCATCAACAGTAAGTACATGAACTGATCTCTGCACTTAACCTTTCCGTCTTGATACGTTCTTGACAGAAGCTTGGTTTCCATTTGATTATCAAGCTTCTTTCTGAATCGTATGCATTCCATCCTTCTATCCAGGTAATTTTAGTAGTGGTGTAATCAACATCACCACGCTGAAAACCTGGATGATTAGAAGGATTACGTAAGCGATTCCATAGTATTTTGCTGCGGCCAATGTATAGAACATTGCCGTTGGCATCTACCAATGCATAGCATCCGGGTTTAGCTGGTATGCTTTTGGCGTCTTGCCAACATACCGCCTTCCACTTTCTTGGATCTGTTTCCATTGTCGTAGCT